AGCATTTTCTTTTTATTATTAGGTAAGTTGTAATAAACATCTTTGTTTCCGTTTCTAAAAGAAATAAATCCAGACATAAAAAATTGATGAACTGTATCCATTAATTCTAACATAGGATCATTTATAGTGTCTATAAAATCCTCCGGTCTATTTTTTGCGTATAAAAGAATATCTCTTTTTAATTCTGGAACAGTCATTTTATCTACACCATTACCCATTAAAACTCTACAAACTGAAGTTAATCTAGCAACATCTTTTGTTATTTTTTTAGCTTCAAGCTGAGCCTCAAGCTCTAACTCTACCCACTCTAATTCTTCAGCAGCATCTCTTTCGCTGTTAATTTCTTCGAATACCATTCCGTTACTAGGGTGATAATGTAAGAATTGTTGTAAAGCTTGGTTTTGTTTCTCAACCATTAACATCCCATCTTCAAAAACTATTGGCTCTAATATAGCATTTCCATCTTGCTCATCCTCGAAAGGAGATTTTTGATTTCTTGCATATCGTAAAGGTCTGTTTATTCCCTGTTCTTCGTCAAAGTATAATAAAGGAGATCTAGATGAGTGTCTAGAAGCCAGCATATAAGAAAGTGGCTGATGGTCTTTTAAAAGCCTATAGGCTTTATTCTGGTATGTTTTTTTTTGATTTTTCATTATAATAAAATTTAATTTAATTTAAAAAATAATTACCCTCGTCATTACAACGAGGGTAAATATTACTACTTATTATGCATCTTGGAATAAGAAGAAGTTGTTTGCACCTAAAGTACATACAGCTCTTTCAGATAGGAAGTTTACTTCCATAGCATCAAGGTCTGTAGTTCTTGCACCACCAGCTGAACCAGTAATCCAAGTTTTGTAACGTCTATCTTCAGTTTCAGAAGCTCTGTATCGAACATGAAGGAAAGGACGCTTAGCATTCTTACCTAAGATTTGATCATATACAGTTGTAGAACCAGCTGGAACTAATAGTCCATTGATTGCACCTGCTTCAAGACCACCACGCATTGTTGGGTCATTTAAGTATTTCCAGTCAGACTTGTAAAAGTCATATCCTCTACGGAATCCTGTAAATCCTAAATTCAAGGCCATGTCTTTGTCATTATCAAACAATCCATAAGATGTTCCTCCAGCTCCATAAGAATTTTGCTGAGCTAACATATCATCAATGTCAAATGAAAATTGTCTGTTAACAAAAATCACATTTTCCTCAATAGCACCTTGCTTATCAAGACGCTGAATTACTTGGTCAAATTGAGATAATGCAACTGGGTTTCCACCTCCGAATACATTTCCTCTTGTAGACACACTGTAGAAAATACCGTCAGAACCAGAAAGGTTAGCTGCACCAGCACCAACACCTACTCCTTGTAAGAAGTCTGCTGCACCAGAAGCCGCTTCAGCAGGAACTGCTTCAACCATTGCTGTTTCTAGGTAATCTTCAAAACGTAATCTTGTATCGTGTTCAGACTTTAAATACCATAAGTATCCACTTACTCCGTCTTCACCAGTCACTTCAATCCATCCAATCTGAGCCATATCAGAACCAGAAACACTGTATTTGTCTTTGATAATAATTGGCTTGTTGTCGAAAATAAAGTCATCAGCTTCGTTAGATCCTACCATTCCATTAGTTCCTTTTGCAAATTCAGAACCATAGATAAAGATATCACATGATGTTGCTGCCGCCATTGCTTGTCCAGCTGCTTCATAATAAGCTACTGTAAAAGTCCCTGGTGCTGCTGGGGTTGGAGCTACTTTTACAATCGCTTTGTTTTGTAGAGTAGATCCTGGTGTGTTGTCTGAAATCATAACTGTTTGTCCAACTCTCAATGAAGCTAAAATTCCAGAGTTAGCATTTAACTGTGGGTTAAAGTTTGCTGGGTTGTTTGCTCCTGCGCCTGGTGCTGCTCCAACTCCTGGAATAGTCCATACGCCATCAACAGCTCCTGCTGCTGACGCTGAAGTACAGTTTTGATATTTAGTGTGTAATCTTCCTTGCTCAGCCCATTTAATAAGGTCAGAGTTAGAAGGCATTTCAGCGCCTACCATTCTTAAGAATGATGCTACTGATCGGTTTCCATAACGCTCAAATTCCTTTTCATAAGTATCTGGTAGGTACTGATTCAAGAAATCAAAGTTGTTAATGTAGTTTGTTGCTAGAGGAGTTTGCTGCGCACTTGGCTGCAAGTCAAATCCTGGTGTCAAATTTACTGCCATTTTTTAATTTTTAATTGTTTAACTTTTTTTAATACTTCTAATTTTGAGTCCTCTTCCATCGTTTCGGCTAGTGTTAGCCATTGGTCTAATTCTCATTCCGTCTTTTGTAACGGCTTGAGATGATTTTCTAACATCCATGTTTATGTTTTTAGATTTTCTAGAAACATTATCCACAGCGTCAGCCTTACCTTGTTCGTAAAAATGTTGAGCGAATTTATCTGGATTCATAGCGACTGAAAGTGCTTTGTGATAACCAGCAGCATCAGCCATTAATCCATCTTTATCCAAAAATTTATTAACGAAATTGTTAATGTTAGATTGAATATTTTTTAACTCTTCATTTGTACCAGGCTTAAACAACATTTTATTATCAGACACATCAAATTCAAAACCTTTGAAATCACTGTTAAACAATTTATTTGTTTTGTCTAAAAAATAATTGTACGTTTTTTTCTGCCTTTCCTCCGCGTTTTTGGATTCCTCAATGTAACTCTTATAAGCACTAAGATTTTTCTCTTGATCCTCAGAAAGTCCACCCCCACTTGACTCAAGCGGAGCTTTATACTTATCTTTGTATTCATTTAAAAACTTTTTTGCTTTCGCAAGTTCTCTTTTTTTATCTAATTTGATTTTCTTAATATCTTTAGGATCATCTAAATCTTCGTCAAAACTAAATTTATCCTCAATAATATCTTGAATATCTATAGCATCTAAACCGTCTTCGGTCATGCTATAATAATCAGATAGTATAGCATTTTCGTCCATTGAATCTATGTCTTTTTGCAATTTATAAAAGTCTTCGATTCCTCGTCCGGTTTCCTGCTTATACTTAAAATACGCCGACACATCTTCTGGTAATGGTTCATTTGCCTCTTTTTCCGCAAAAAGTTCATCAACAGAATTTATGTCTTTATCATATCTATTTTTAATATATGAAAGAACGTCTTCATCATTTAACTCTGATGAGGGAGTTTTTTGTTCTTCAGTTGAATTATTTTCAACCGGTGAAGGGTTATCTTCACTTAAATTTATTTTTTCAGTTTGAGGCTGTTCTTTAACATTAGAATCTTCAAACTTTTCTTCGTGTTTTTTTAGTAATTCATTTTCTACTTCAACACGAGATTTTTCTTCTTTTGATACTTCTTTTACTTTAAATTCCATTTGATTTTATTTTTTACAAAGTTAATATTTATTTATTTATTTTTTTTGGCTTGTCTTTACCGTAGACATATTATCTTGGGTTAAACTCAGACAAGTCAAATCCATCTAAACTATCTTCGTTAGATTCGAAATTAATTGAAGGTAAATTTCTTTTTCTTTGCTCAATCATTTTTGATTGATTTGTGGATTGTTGATTTATTCTTTTATTTTTTTCTGCTTCTCTATTTTTTTCTCTACTGTCTATTTGAGATTGCTCCATGCCTTTAAGTTGCATTTGGTAACTAAACTCTTCAGCCATAAGCTTTTGTTTTAGCTGAGCCTCCATTTGCATTTTCTGCATCTGCATTTGATTCTCAACTGTTATCAATTCCATTTTTACAGCACTTTCTTGTTGCTGAATATCCATAGCTTGCTGAGCCGCTGCTTGCTGTTGTTGCATTTGCATTTGAGCTTGCATTTCTTGCTGCTGCATTTGCATCTGCTGCTCCCTGTCTTGCTTTTGCTTACGCTTTAATTTAAGAAGCTGATTAGCCATTTTTAGATTATGTATTTCTCTAATGTCTATTGCATCTTCTAAGCTTATATTTTCTTTAGATAAAGCCATTTGAATGTTTTGTTCCAACATTGCTTTTTCCTCTTCGTCTGGTGACATTTCGATAAAAATACCAAAGTCATATAGATAAAGATTTTTTATATCCTCGAGTAATGCTAAGTTGTATTTACCAATCTGCATAGCAAACTCATCTTTAAAATCCGCATACTCTAATACATCCGCTGTTCTTATAGATAAACATTCGGCTATAGTTTTTGTTATATATAAACTTGCTTGAAGAATATGTCTAGTGGCTGTATTGCTATTTAATGCTGCTAATTTCTGAACACCAACCAAAGAATTAGGGTCTGGTGTTGATCCATCTCTAGCCTCATTAAGCCCAGTTACAGACCTTATCATATCTAAATAGTGATTA